GTAGCTAGGGTGAGTGTTCGGACCTAGGACGTAGGCGCCCGGCTGTGCCAGCTCCACCGCGAACACGGACGCCACCGCGTCTACTAGGTCGTCTAGTTGGGCCCACGTGGTCCGGTCGCCGCCGGTAGGGCCGGCGCCTATGGCGTGCACGTTCCATACCGCGGAGTAGCCACACGCAATGTCGTAGACACGCCGGGGCGGTACCACGAGCACGGCCGGCGGGTTAAGCGCGCCCGGGTCCGTAGTGGCGCGCACGCCGGCCGCTTCTAACTTTTCACATATTTCTAGAGCGCGGCCGGCGCTACTCACGCGACCACCATTCCCGTCCACGGTCCCAACATGGCGGATATGTCGGCGTCGTAGCTGAGGATCGTCGCGGTTCCCATATCGGACACGCCTACCACGCCGTCCGGGCTGTTCCGGCGTGCCATAAGCCGGTTCGCCAGTAACAGTCCGGCTTGTTTGACGGCCCTCGGCACCGGATCGGCTACGCCGGTGTCCGGGTCCACGGTGAACGCGGCCGGGGCCCGTAGCTGCACGGATTCGGCCGCGGCGGACACGGCCTCGTCTATCGCGGCGTCGTCTGTCGTGTCGCTGATGCGCGCCCACGCTTTGTAGTCGTCGCTCGTTAGCCACGGCGGCCCCGGCCACATATCACGGCCGCCTAGCTGGCGGCCCGGCGGGAAGCGTGCGTAGCCGCCGTCCCCGGTTCGGTACCGCTGGCGCCGGCGTCTAGGCCGGTGACACCGGTTATCTTGCAGAATTGCGCCGGGTCAACGGCGGCCGCGGCCCACATACCGATTACGCCTACGTTGTAGCCGGCTACGCCTACGTCCACGACCGATAGCTGTACCGGCGCCCCGGGCGTTTCGTAGAATTCGGCTTGATCGGACGGCCCCACGACGAACGTCGTAGGCACTATGTAGGGATCGATCACGGCCCGGAGTCCCATTACGTTAGCCATGTTGCCGGTGGCGTCCGCGGTGCCTAGCGCGTTCTGTGGCGCTAGGAACGGGAACATAGGTCGGCCGTTCCCGTCCACGAGCCCGGCCAGCGCGCCGTACGTGGCGAGCCCCATCCACACGGTATCCGGGAACAGGTTTTCTTCACCGTTCGTGGCGCACAGTATCGCCGCGTCCGCGATGGCTTTCGCCAGGGTAGGCGCCGTACCGTCCCACGCCACGGACTGAGCAATGTTGGCGGCTACGCCCCCCCACGCGGCCTCGTCTGACTTGCGGCCGTACACGGCCACGAGGTCCGAAAACACTACGTCTAGGGCGCCGGGGCTCGAGCGGTTCGCCAGCTCCCACGACACGTCCACGCCACCGGCGTAGCTGTTGAGCGGCAGCTTCACGAGGTCTAGCCCGAACGCGGCGGACGCCACCGGACCTTTCTCCGTGTGCGGCCCTACGTCCGTGTGCTGTGAGATATGCGGCCGCTGCACTTCCATACCCACCGGCGGCAGCACCGGCTTAGACATGGCGTCCACGGACGGCCGGTTACCTAGCCACGAGCCGAGAATGTCGCCGGTGACTTGCGGTGGGACGAGCCCCGGCGTCTGCGCGGTGGTCACGTCCGCCAGCGCTCGAGTGAAGCGCGCCCCTTCGGCGCTATCACCGTGTTTCATCCGCATGTAGGCCAGCACGTACTCCCCGGGTGTCCGGTACGGGAACGTCCCGCGCTCGGCCACCGGCGCCGGTTCGGCCGGCCGTGCTCGAGCCATGAGCGCGCCGGCTTGCGCGTCCAGCTCGGCGCGCGACACGAGTAGTTCTAGCCGGCCCGTCTTAGCGGCCGCCTCGTCCCGTAGCTCGTTCCACGTGGTCTGTTCCACGTCGGTAAGCGTGTCGCGCTGATCGCCCACCGCCCCGGCCTCGATGGCGTTCATTCTGGCGTGTAGCTCGTCTATGGACTGTCTGAGCACGTCCACGAGCGAAATAGGCATACGTCCTCACTTCCTAGGTTCGGAATGGTTCCTACGTCCCTAGGGTGGCTACACGTATCCCGGTGGTGCCTACCGCTCGAGCGGTGGTCCGGCCGGCGTCCGGCCCTACTCCCGCGGATACTAGCGGGTAGAGATACGGTCCGCGCCGGACACGTGGTCCGGGGCCCGGGGCCGGCCGGGATCGTCCGGCCGCTCGTCCTCGTGCTCGTCCTCGAGAGCTCGGCGCCGGCGCCGGCGCTCGTCACCGGCGGACGACACGGCCCCACCGGTCTATAGCGGACGCCCGGGCCTCGACTAGCCGGCCCCGATCGGCCACGAGCGCGGCTATGGAAGGATGGCGGCCCACCGCCTCGGCCACCGCCGGCCCGGCCGGCACCGCGGACCGGATACCGGTTACGCCGGCCTCGCTGTAGGCCGGGAAGTTACACACGGACACTTCGCGAAGGATTACCTCCGTGCGTTCCACGAGGTCGCGGCCGGCCGGTGGCGTCCGGTTCGGCCCCTTGATCGTTCGATCTATCACCGGCTCGAATCCGATAGATAGGCCGGACATAACCTCGTCCGCCACGAGCGCTAGAACCTCGTCCGCTTGCTGTACCCGTTCGGTTAGGTGGAAGTCCGCCTCGAGCCCGGCGTCCGTTTCCTCTAGCCGGGTGGCGCGCCCGATGCCTAGGCCGCGGTGGTTATGGGACACGAGTAGCGGCACCGGCTTAGCCCGGTCCCGGATCGTCTTCGCGAAGCTTCCCTTGCGGAATACCTCCGTGTAGGTGGGTTCCCACGACCACATATCGTCTACCTCTAGTTCCACGTCGTAGGGAACCGCCAGCCCCACGAGGGTACGGCCGTCGCCGCCGTCGTCCTCGTGGCGGACGCGGAAGGTAGCCGGGAACGCGTGGGTAAGGGTCCGCATAGGTCTACCTCCGCAGTAGGTCCGCTAGCTCGTGCTCGAGGTCGTCGCCGGGTAGGGCGCCGGCGGCCGGGGCGCTGGCGGGTAGCGCACCGGCGGCCGGCGTAGTGGGTACTGGCGTGGACTGTTCCGGGCCGCCGGCGGCCGGGAATCCGGCTAGGGTGCGCGCTTCCTCGAGCGTGATTATCTCCGCGCCGTACAGTCCGGCGGCCGCTTGCGCCCGGGTCGCGGTGTCGGCGCGAAGTAGGGCCCCGGTCCAGAATTCGGCCGTGTTGCCGCGCGGTAGGCACTGTGCGGATAGCTGTTGCTCGAGCGGCACGAGTAGCCGCATGATCGTTGTCGCCACGAACCGGCCGAATTCTGTTTCGGCGTTCGTGTACGTGTGGCGCTGAGTCTCGATCCCTAACAGAAACGGCGGGATGCCTAGCGCCATCGCTACCGTCTGCGCGTCCCATTGCCGCGCTTGCACTAGCTGTGCTTTGTCGGCGTCGGTCGCCAGAGGTTGAAACGAGGTAGAGCCCGGGATGACTACCGGGGCCCGGGTTCCGGACACGGCCGCCAGCCACTTCGCCTTTAGCTCGTCCGCTTGCGCTTGCGTGAGGTTCGGCCTCGTGTCCGTGATCACCCCGGACGGTACGGCCGATTCCGTGAAGTACCTTCCCGCGTACGCGTCCGCGGCGAGCGCGGCCCCGATAGCGCCGGCCAGGGTAGGCAGGATGCCGCGGCCGCGTAGCTCGCCGGATCGCTTGTCTATGGCTACGTGAAACACGCGGTCCGCCGGTATCGCCTCGTCCAGTCCCTCGAGCGCGTAGATAGGCGCCCACGTGTCCGGGTCGCGCGCCACGCTCACCTGTGTCACGTCCACCGGCACGAGGAAAGCCGGCCAGCCGGTAGAGTCCGGCGGCCCTAACAGCGCTACATGGTTCCCGTACATGAGCACGTCCGACACGTACTCGTCCACGTAGTCCGCCACCGTCCGGTTCGGCCCCGGCGCCGGGTTGGCGATCACGGCCGCCGGTGGGTCTATCACCACGTCCGCTCGTTTCTGGCGTAGCGGTAGCTGCATGACGATTCCGGATATCAGACGCATACCGGCCGTGAGCGCCGGCACGCCCCGGGCCGCCCATTCGGACACGTACGGCGTCCACGAGCCCGGGCCGCCGTAGTAGTAGCCGCCGTCTATCGCTCGCTGTTCGGCAGCTCGGCGCCAGAGGTCTAGGAATCCTTCCGTGTCGCCGGTGATCCCGGCCACGCCGGCGCCCATAGGCACGAGCCCGCTTACGCCGGCGCCGGCCACCGGTTCTGTCCCTTTTGGGCGGTTCCACGGCCAGCGCGCCATTAGCGCCACATGCTAGATCGCCACGTAACGGCCGGGAAAGTACCGGGACGGTATAGAGGTCGTCCCGGTGACCAGCACTTTCGCGGAAGGGCCCCGGTCCGGTCCCGTTCGGCCTAGGTCCGCTAGGGAGTCCGGACCGGTTCCGCTCCGCGCTCGAGGCTAGCTAAAACGCGGTCCACGCGGCCACGTCCGGCGCTACCGGGTGCTCGAGCGCCCACACGGCCGCCGTCGCCGCGACCACCGGCGCGATAGAGGTCGTGGCGCCCCGCCGGTGCCACAGCCAGCCACCGTCGCCGCTATCACGGCCCGGGGCGATCGCCGCGGCCGCGTCTAGGGCCGGGTGGGAACCTACCGCTATCCGGCGCTCGAGCACGGCCGCCAGCCAGCCCGCGCACGCGGCCGGCCAGTCCCGGCCCCGGATCGGCGCCACCGCCAGTCCGGCGGACGCCAGCGTGTCCGCCACGTCTAGCGCCGGTGAGTCCGCCGGATAGCCGATCCCTACCGGCCGCCAGCGGTGGACTAGCTCCGCGATCCGTTCGGCCAGCCAGCCAGTACCGGGCCTACTGTCCGCCAGCTCGCACCGTAGGCGAGCGCCGTCGCGCCACGCCACCGCTACCGCCCCGGTGGAACGGTCGCGCGCCGTGTCGAATCCGATCGCCACACGCACGCCGGCCGGCACGGTCCGGATCGCCGGCACGGCCACGGCCGCCCACCGGCCCGGAGGTATCCGGGGCGCCGCGGCGGTTCCCATACCTTCCGGCCAGAGGTTCCCGTAGGCGCGGCGGAATCCCACCGGCCCTAGCTCGTCCAGCGCGGCGCGCATCTGTGGCGCCCCTATGGTGATCCCGTAGGCCGGGTGGTAGCGGTCCCACGCGCTCGGCGCCGTAGGGTCAAGCGATTCCGGACACGACCACTCGAGGTAGCACACGCCGGACGTGCGGCCCTCGAGCACGGCGGCCCGGCCCCGCTGTACCGCTTCCCACAGCCACAGCGAGTCTTCCTCGCCGGCGGTGGAAACCTTCCACACTTGCGCCCCCGGCCGGGTGGCTTGCGTCGGCACGATGGCTTGATCTAGGGCCCGGCCGCGCTCGAGGTCGTGCGCCCACGCCTCGTCCACTACCACGAGGTCCGATTGCTTGCTGTGCAGCGCGGCCGGCTGTGGCGCGAACACGCGCAAGAGTCCGCCGTTCGGGTAGGCGATACCTTCGCTTCCGGCCGATCGGCGGACCTTCGCGTACGGCTCGAGCGGACTTAGCTGCAGGTCCGGGACGTGCTCGTTTATAAGCCAGTCCCGCGCTATCTCCCGCGTCTGTGCTGTGTACCAGACGCGGCCCCGGGGCCGGTAGATCGTCCGGTGTTCCATCGCCGCGCCGGTAAGGGTCGTCTTCCCGGACTGGCGCGGCACGGTGACGACCACGGACGAGTACACGAACCGGCCGCCGGCGTCCACCTCGAGCGCCACGTCCGCCGCGTACTCCTC